ATGCGTGACGATTCGAACTATTTCTACGACCGGGCCGAAACCGAGCTCGAACTGGCGCAGCGCGCCACCCACCCGTTGGCGGTGCGCGCGCACTATATCATCGCCAACCATTATCTGGACCGCTGCTATGGCAGCCCGGCCGAGGATGCCGCTGCGGCGCCCGCCGACGAGGGCGACGCCGCCTGATCCTCGCGGCGAACCGGCCCGTGGCGTGACACGGACCGGGTGAACCCTCGCGATTCCCATGCGTTGCAGGGGAGCGAGGTAGGAATGGCGGACGAGGCGCAAGACCCGACGCCCGGTGGGCATGGTCCGGGCGATACGGAAGTATGGACGGGCACGCGGGCCGATGACGGCCCAGAGGGTAAGTTATACCCGGTAGCGGTCGCGTTGCGCGCAACCTTCGATGCCGACAATCATGCGACGCTGAGCCGCGACGTCACCGGGCTGATGCTCGACCTCTCGCGGGTGCCGTTCGAACCGCACGAATTCGAACCTCTGCTGCGGCCGCTGGCGCCACCGCCGCCGGTCGGGTGGCTGGCGCGGGCGCGCCTGGCCTTGCGCCGGTTGCGCGAGGCGCGGGGCTGAGCGTGCCGCTCAGGCGGGAACGCGCATGCCTTTCAATTCCGATCCGAGCGAGCTGAACAGCGCCTCGATCTGCGACAGCGCGAGCGGCGACAGGCGAATGGGCGTCGCCGGGCCGAGCGCGCCCGGCGCCTCCATCTCGGCGAAACCCGCGTCGATCAGCGCCAGGATCCAGCGGTTGGCGAGCGCCTGCGACGTGCTGATCCGCTTGGCGAGTTCGGCGGCGGTAACCGAGCTCGCCTCCGCCTCTGCCAGATAGGCGATCAACAGGATCTCGCAGGCGGGATTGCCGGCCAGCGCCGGGCCGAACGCGCGCTTGCTGCCACTGACCGCCTGCAGGAACATCCGCGCCATCCGCCAATAGCTATGGACCGATTCGGTTTCGGCATGGCGGCAGAGCAGGCGGGCGCTGAGGACGAGCAGGGCGGCGTCACCCTGGCCCAGCCGAGAGACGGAGACGTTGATCCAGACGACGCCGCCATCGGCCTGCATGCAGCGCAGCGTGCCGCGATGCGTTTTTTGGCCGGGATCGCGCCACGCGGTCTCCAGGAACGCGTCCGCGATCAGCCGTTCGGTCGGATGGGCGAATTCGCTCGCCGGACGTCCGATCACCGCATCGCGCCCGATGCCGACAAGCGCGGCATAACCGTCGTCGATGTCGACGATGTCCCTGCGGCGGTTGATCAGCGCATGGCCGATATGTCCTGATCGAAACGGCATAGCGTACGATAGCGGCCTTTCGTGGCAAAATGAAACCCGTTGTCAGACTATTGTACCTTAGTAGCATATCTTGTGCCCGGCCGTGGGGATCGGGCGGTAGGATGGGCGGCTGTAACCTATCTGGTACAAAGTGCTTGATATCGTCACGCTCATTTGGTACATAACGGGAACGCTGAAGAATTGCGAGTCGGGCCGAGGTGGCGGGGATCGATCCCCGCCGCGCTCGGCCGCTTGCGTTTCGGGGCCGGGGCGAATGAGTGGGGAGATGGGGCATGGACAGCGGCGAAACGACCGAGGTCATGGTGGTGCGCCTGCCGGTGCGGGGTAGGCGGGTGCGATGGACCATCGCCCTGGAGGGCCTGTTCCTCGATCATCTCGCAGCGACGGGCGATATCCAAGCCGCAGCCCGCACGATCAATCTGCATCCGTCGCAGGTCTATTATCGGCTGCGCACCAACGCCCGCTTTGGCGAGGGGTGGGCGGCCGCGATTGAGGCGGGGTATCAGTCGGTCGAGATCAGCATGATCGGACAAATCCTGTCGTCCGACCCCGACGTCGGCGCTGATCAATCGACGAAGGGCCGGTCGTTCGATTGGGACAAGGCGCTGCGCCTGATGGCGCAGCGCGCCAGCCGTGCCGCAGGCAAGCCATGGCGTGGCGGCCCGGCCCGCACGATCGCCACCCGCGAGGAAAGCGACGCGATTATCCTGCGACGCCTGTCGAATATCGCGGCGAAGGCGAAGCGCCTTGGGGAGGGCGCATGACAGACGGTTCGATCGACGTGATCGCCAGGATGGTCGCGATGACCGAGGTAGAGCGCGGACAGTTCATCCGGGAATTGCCCCTTGGCGTACGGCGCGAGCTGTCCGAACGCTGGATCGGTGGGTGGGCGCGGGCGGGGCAGGCGCCGCCGGAGGGGGACTGGCGAATCTGGCTGATCCGCGCCGGGCGCGGGTTCGGCAAGACACGCGCGGGCGCGGAATGGGTGACGACGCTGGCGGCGGACGAGCATGCGGCGATCGCGCTGGTCGGCGCGACCGAGGCGGACGTGCGGCGGGTGATGATCGACGGGCCGAGCGGGCTGCGCGCGGTCGCCAAGACGGGGCGGATTCCGCGCTATACGATCCACAAGGGTGAGGTGCGCTGGCCCAATGGGGCGGTCGCCTATGTCTATTCGGCCGATGCGCCCGAGCAGCTGCGCGGGCCCGAGCATAGCGCGGCGTGGTGCGACGAGCTGGCCAAGTGGCGGCGCGGCGATGCGGCGTGGGACAATCTGATGATGGGGCTCAGGCGCGGCGCCAATCCGCGCGTGCTGGTGACGACGACGCCGCGGCCGACCAATCTGATGAAGCGCGTGCTGCGGTCGAAGGGGCTGGTGGAGACGCGCGGGACGACGCGCGACAATCCGTTCCTGCCGCAGGTGTTCGTCGATCATATCGAAGAGGCCTATGCCGGCACCGCGCTGGGCCGGCAGGAACTGGACGGCGAGATGGTCGAGGATCTGGCGAGCGCCTTGTGGTCGCGTGCGCTGCTGGAAACGTGCCGGGGCGGTGTGCCCGACGATCTGGTGCGCGTGGTGGTCGGCGTCGATCCACCGGCGGGGGGACTGGAGGACGGCACGGCGGGCGATGCGTGCGGGATCGTCGCGGTTGGGCTGGATGGCGATGGCGTCGCGCATGTGCTGGACGATGCGAGCGTCTCCGCCGCGTCGCCCGAGGGCTGGGCGCGCGCGGTGGCGGGTTGCGCCGCGCAACATCGCGCCGACCGGGTGGTGGCGGAGGCCAATCAGGGTGGCGCGATGGTGCGATCGGTGCTGATGGCCGCCGACGTGACGCTGCCGCTGACGCTGGTGCGCGCGAGCCGGGGCAAGGTGGCGCGGGCCGAGCCGGTGGCGACACTCTACGCGCGCGGGCGAGTGCGGCATTGCGGGCGGTTCGCCGCGCTGGAGGACGAGATGTGCGGGCTGGTGGCCGGGGGCGGCTATCAGGGGCCGGGGCGGTCGCCGGATCGTGCGGACGCGCTGGTGTGGGCGGTGAGCGAGCTGATGCTGCGGCCGCAGGGGAAGGCGGGCGTGCGGGGGCTGTAGGCGCCGCTTCGTTCGCTTCTCCCTTCGTCATCCCGGCGTACGCCGGGATCCATGGAGGCGGTGGGGTCGGCGATGCGCGCCTACGCTGGCGGCGGACGTCCATGGATCCCGGCGTTCGCCGGGATGACGAGGGAGGGGGCGTGGCCTCGCCCTTGCCGGAACGGCATTACGGGAGATTCAACATGTGGTTGTTCGGGCGGAAGGGGCTGCGTGAGGGCGCGCGGCCGGCGTTGTCGCGTGGCGGTGCGGGGGTGGCCTTGGGGGAGTGGCCGCGCAGCTATGAGGCGCAGGTGCGCGAGGCCTATGCGGGCAATGCGATCGCGCAGCGGGCGGTGAAGCTGGTGGCCGAAAGCGTGGCGGGTGCGCCTGTGGTGGCGAGCGTGCCCGACATGATGGCGTTGCTGGCGGCGCGATCGGGCGGGCAGGTGCTGCTGGAGGCGGTGGCGGCGCAGCTGCTGTTACACGGCAACGCCTATGTCCAGGTGCTGCGCGATGCCGAGGGGCAAATCGGCGCGCTCTATGCGTTGCGGCCCGAGCGGGTCAGCGTCGAGGTGGACGCGGGCGGGTGGCCGACCGCCTATCGCTATGCGGTGGGCGAGCGGCGGGTGCGGCTGGATGCCGAGGGGCCGCGGCCGGATGTGATGCATGTCCGCAGCTTCAATCCGATCGACGATCATTACGGCATGGGGTGCCTGGGTGCCGCCGCCGGGGCGGTCGCGGTCCACAATGCGGCGGGCAAGTGGAACAAGGCGCTGCTCGACAATGCGGCGCGGCCGTCGGGTGCCTTGGTGTACGATCCGGGCGATGGCGCGGCGCTGTCGGCGGAACAGTTCGAGCGGCTGAAGGCGGAGATGGAGGCGGGGTTCTCGGGCGCGACCAACGCCGGGCGGCCGATGCTGCTGGAAGGCGGGCTCAAGTGGCAGGCGCTGTCGCTGTCGCCGGCCGACATGGATTTCGTCGGGCTGAAGGCGGCGGCGGCGCGCGAGATCGCGCTGGCGTTTGGGGTGCCGCCGATGCTGCTCGGCCTGCCGGGCGACGCGACCTACGCCAATTATCGCGAGGCGAACCGGGCGCTGTGGCGGCTGACGGTGTTGCCGCTGGCGGGGACGATTCTGACCGCCTTGGCGCAAGGGCTGGGGGGCTGGTTCGAGGGGGCGAAGCTGTCGGTCAATCTGGATCGCGTGCCGGCGCTGGCGGAGGATCGCGAGCGACTGTGGCGCAGCGTATCGGGCGCTGATTTCCTGAGCGTCGAGGAGAAGCGGGCGATGCTGGGAGTGGGGGCATGAGCGGGCCGGCACAGGATACGGGGGTGCTCGCGCAGCTGATGGCGCAGGCGGCGCGCGAGGGCGCGGACCTGGCGACGATGCGCGGCATCGCCGAGGAAGCGGGCGAGCTGTCGGCGATGCGTGCGCTGACCAGGCTGGGCCTCAGCGACGAGGCGGCGCGGAGCGACTTGGCCGAGCTGCGCGAGCTGCTGGGGGCGTGGCGCGATGCCAAACGGTCGGCGTGGAAGGCGGCGGCGGGATGGTGCGTGCGGCTGGCGGGCGCGCTGCTGCTGACGGGGCTGGCGGTGAAGCTGGGGTTCGGCGGGTGGCTGGAGTGAGGTTCGCTGGATACGCCGCGGTGTTCGATCGCGTCGATCGGGCAGGAGATGTGGTGCGGTCGGGGGCCTTTGCGGGCGCCGGGCCGGTGCCGTTGCTGTGGCAGCATCGTGGGCGCGCGGTGGGGCGGATCGACGTTTTGGCTGAAGATGCGCGCGGACTGCGGGTCGAAGGGGTGATCGACGATGCGGAGGTTGCGCGGCTGGTGACGGCGCGCGCGGTCGATGGGTTGTCGGTCGGCTACCGCCCTCTGGTGGTGCGGCAGGGTGCGCGGCGCGAACTGCTGCGCGTGGCTCTGGCCGAGGTCAGTCTGGTGGCGGTGCCGATGCAGCCGCACGCGCGGATCACGCAGGTCGGCTGATTTCGGTCGGGCGCCGGCACCGCCCCTCAAACGTGTTTCAACGAGGAGAAGACGTATGGACGTGGTCGAAAGGCCGGCGCTGGATGGCGCGCGGGTGGAGCAGACGGACGGGGCGTTCGCGGGCTTCGTGCGGACGGGGACGGTGCTGGAGATGAAGGCCTTTACCGGCGTCACCGGCGACGCCGGCGGCTATGCCGTGCCGCGTGAGGTGGACGGCGAGATCGCGCGGGTGCTGAAGGGCATTTCGCCGATCCGCGCGATCGCCAACGTGGTGACGGTGGGGTCGGCGGGCTATCGCAAGCTGATCACCACCGGCGGCACGCCATCGGGCTGGGCGGCGGAGACGGCGGCGCGGCCGGAGACCGCGAGCCCGGTATTCGCCGAATTGGTGCCGCCGATGGGCGAGCTGTACGCCAACCCCTCCGCCAGCCAGGCGATGCTGGACGATGTGGCGTTCGACGTCGAGGCGTGGCTGGCCGGCGAGATCGCGACCGAGTTCGCGCGCGCGGAAGGGGCGGCATTCGTCGGCGGCAATGGCGTCAACCGGCCCAAGGGGTTCCTGACCGCGCCGGTATCCACCGCCAAGGATGCCACGCGGCCGCTGGGGACGCTGCAATATCTGCCGTCGGGCGCGGCGGAGGATTTCGGCGCGGCGCCGGACGAGCGGCTGCTCGATCTGGTGCATAGCCTGCGCGCGCCATACCGGCAGGGTGCGAGCTTCGTGATGAACGCCAATACGCTGGCGCGCATCCGCAAGTTCAAGACCGCGGACGACATGCCGCTGTGGCAGCCGAGCCTGGCGGCGGGGCAGCCCGCGACGCTGCTCGGCTATCCGGTGGTCGAGGCGGAGGACATGCCCGACATTGCCGCCAACGCGCTGAGCATCGCCTTCGGCAACTTCCAGGCGGGCTATCTGATCGCCGAACGTGGCGAGACGGCGATCCTGCGCGATCCGTACAGCAACAAGCCGTTCGTCAGCTTCTACGCGACCAAGCGCGTCGGCGGCTGCGTCGCGGACAGCGCGGCGATCAAGCTGATGAAGATCGCCACCGCCTGATGGCTGTCTGAAAGAAAATTCGCGGAAGAGCGAATTTTTAAGCGGTTCCGGCCCGCTCCCCCTCCCGGCCACCCATCAGGATACCGTGTGGGTGGTCGGGAGGGGGAGCGGGCCGGAACCGCCCTCTTAAAGGAGAGCGGGATGGGAGCGGCGGCGATGCCGGCTGCGGCGGTCGCGAACGCGGCGGCTGCGACGGCGACCTATTTGCGGATCGGCGAGGCGCCCGATGCGGTGCTGCTGCGCGCGAGCGGCACGGCGCTGGGGCTGGCGGAGGCGTTCTGCGGGCAGATGCTGGTGGCGCGTGACTGTGAGGAGCGGATGCGGCCGCGCGCCGGGTGGCAGCGGCTGGCGGCGATGCCGGTGCGTGGGATCACCGGCGGCAGCGGGCTGGGGATCGATATCGATGCGGGCGGGGTCGGCTGGGTGAGGGTCGACGGCGGCGAGATCGTGGTGCGCTATTCGGCGGGACTCGCGGCGGCGTGGGAGGCGCTGCCCGAGGCGGTGATGCAGGGCGTGGTGCTGCTGGCGGCGCATCTGTTCGAGCGGCGCGACGGCGATGCCATGCCGCCCGCGGCGGTGGCGGCGCTGTGGCGGCCGTATCGGCGGATGCGGCTGGGCGTGGAGGTGCGGGCATGAGCGCAGGGATGGTGCTGCATGCCGCGGTGCTGGCACACCTCAAGGCGACATGCCGGGTGTTCGACGCGCCGACGGCGCGGGCGGCGATGCCGGTCGCGGTGCTCGGCGAGGCGGTGCTGGGCGCCAGCGATGCCGCTGGGGTGAGCGGGCGGACCGGCACGATCGCGGTCGACTATGTCGACACGGGCGAGAGCCCGGCGCGGCTGCGCGCGCTGGTCGGTGCGGTCGAAACGGCGGCGGCGGGCGTGCCGCGAGGCCTGGGCGAAGGGTGGCAGCTCACCGGGCTGCGGCTGACCAAGAGCCGGATCCAGCGCGGCAAGGGCGATCGCTGGGTCGCGTCGAGCGAGTTCGCGGTGCGGATGTACCGGGTTCAATAACAGGAGAATCGTGATGGCGGTGGAACGGGGCAGTGCGTTCCTGCTGAAGGTCGGCGATGGGGCGGCGACGCCGGCCTTCGCGACGGTGGCGGGGCTGCGCACGACGCAATTGAGCGTCAACGGCGAAGCGGTGGTGGTGACGACGAAGGATTCGGGCGGCTGGCGGCAGCTGCTGTCGGGCGCGGGCGTGCGCAGCGTCAGCGTGAGCGGCGCGGGCGTGTTCACCGGATCGGCGGCGGAAACGCGGATCAAGGCGAGCGCGCTCGGCGGTACGATCGATGATTATCGGCTGAGCTTCGAGAGCGGCGAGAGCATGACCGGCCGGTTCCTGGTGACGCGGCTGGATTATGCCGGCGATTTCAATGGCGAGCGATCCTACACGATCGCGCTGGAAAGCTCTGGCCCGGTGGTGGCGGCATGAGCGGCGCCAACGAGGCGCGCCCCGCCAACGAAGCGCGCGGGGAATGCGCGGTACGGGTCAACGGCTGCGACCTGGTGCTCAGGCCGAGCTTTCAGGCTTTGGTCGCGGCGGAGGCGGAGCTGGGGCCGTTGTTCGCCCTGGTCGAGCGCGCGGCGGCGGGGAAGCTGGGGTTCGGCGAACTGGTCGCGCTGTTCTGGCACTGCCTGCGCGAGGTGCCGGAAGAGGTGACGCGCGAGGTGCTGGGCGAGGCGTTGGCGGCGCTGGGGCTCGCCAAGCTGACGCCGGTGCTGCGCGTGCTGCTCGGCCAGATCCTGGCCGGGCGGTGAGCGATTTCCGGATGAGTGCGGTGCGGCTGGCGGGCTTTGCCGGGGCGGCATTGGGCTGGACGCCCGATGCCTTCTGGCGGGCGACGCCGGCCGAACTGGCGGCGGTGGTGACGGCGGCGAGCGGTGGCGGTGCGGCGGCGGTGACGCCGCCCGATACCGCGACGATCGCCGCGATGCGGAGGGCCGATCCCGATGGATGAGGTGGAGCGGATGGCGGTGGGCGTGCGCGCCGACACCGCGGGCTTCGCGCGCGAGGTGGAGACGATGCGCGCGACGCTGGAGGGCGAGCTGGGCGCGGGCGCCGAGCACGCGGGGCAGTCGATCGAACGCGCGCTGCTGCGCGCGGCGCGGACCGGGCAGTTCGGGTTCGACGACCTGAAGGCGACCGCGCTGGGGGTGCTGGCGGAGATCGCGCGCGCGGCGGTGCGTGGCGGGGTGCAGGCGGCGGCGGGCAGCGGGTCGATCGGCGGCGTGCTGGCCGGGTTGCTCGGTGGGTTGCCGGGGCGGGCGACGGGCGGGCCGGTGACGCCGGGTCGCGGCTATGTCGTCGGAGAGCGCGGGCCGGAGCTGTTCGTGCCGACGACGAGCGGGCGGGTGGAGGCGGCGGTTCCGCCAGCAGCGCGCGACGTGCGGGTGACGATCCATGTCCAGGCGGGGGCGGGGGACGCGCCGGCGGCGTTGCAGCGGTCGAGCCGGCAGGTGGCGCGCGCGGTGCGGGCGGCGTTGGAGGGGTAGGGGCGGCCAGTGTCGCTTCGTCACCCCGGACTCGTTCCGGGGTCCACTGGGCCACGGGGGGATGATGGAGCCTCTGGCGATCCCCCTCGCCGCGGAGTGGACCCCGGAACGAGTCCGGGGTGACGGGATGGGTGGGGAGCGGTTCCGAACCTCGCCGGCCGTCCCCAATTATGGAGACATCATCATGGCGCATTGGCTGTGTTCGCAGCGGGTGGAGCAGGAGGCGGGGGTGCTCAGCCGGTTCGATCCGCGGTTTTGGACAGTCAATTTCCCGCGGCCGATGATGGCGGCGGTGACCAATCCGGCGCCGGATGCGCTACGGGTGGATGCGGTCTTCTATCGGCGGAGCGATCTGGCCGGGCTGATCTGGGAGGCGGAGGATCGGTTCGACCATCCGCTGCTGCGGTACGAGACGGCGCGGGATTTTCGGGGCTGTCGGCTTCGGTTCCGCTGGCGGTCGGCGGGGGTGAAGCCGCTGGACGCGATCCGCGGGCCGACGCTGACGATCGAGGGGCGGGATGCGGCGGGCAAGGCGCGCGTCTGGCATGTGCGGCTGTGGAATTATGCGACCGGCAGCCCGGAGGATGCCAGTGTCGCGATCGACTTTGCGAGCGTCGTGGGCGGCTTTGCACTGCCGAGCGAGGCGGACCCGGTGTGGGCGGGCGATGTCGACCGGATGTTCGTATCGCTGGTCGCGCCGGATTTCGACGAGACCGACGCGCCGCTGGCCGCAGCGCAGGAGGGGTGGGTCGAGCTGACCGGGATCGCGTGCGAGGGGCCGGGGGCGGTGATCGGCATCGGCGAGGCGGTGCTGCCCGAGCACGGCTTCCAGATCGCGAGCGGCTATGACGACAGCTATAACCTGACGCCGGCGCGGCTGCTGCGCAATGCGCTGCACCTCGGTTATCGCGGGGCGATCACGCATTATGTCGGGATGAGCCATTATTTCCGGCTCGATGCGCTGTACGGCGGCTTTTATGTCGGGCTGACCGGCGGCGTGCTGAACGTGGCGTGCGCAGCGTGGCATCGCGACTTTGCGATGCGCGCGAAGGCGCTGGGCTATGACGTCATCTGGTCGCTGAGCTACGAGCTGTTCGACGCGCATTGTTGGAACGACTGGAAGCAGCGCGCGGCCGATGGCGCGCCGGCGCTGACCGGGTGGGAGCCGCCGTCGACCCTGCTGTCGCCGTGCCAGACGAACGCGATGGCCTATCTGCGGCAGGTGGCGGCGGCCTTTGTCGGGATCGGGGTCGCGGCGGGATTGCGGCCGAAGTTCCAGATCGGCGAGCCGTGGTGGTGGACGATGCCGGACGGTCGGCCGTGCCTGTACGACGCCGCGGCCGTGGCGGCGCTGGCGCCGGTGGCGATTCCGAGCGTGCGTGGGACCATGGACGCCAGTCAGCGCGCGACGATGGATCGGGCGGGGGCGGCGCTGGCGGCCTCGACCGCGGCGCTGGCGGGATGGGTGAAGGCGGCGTTTCCGGAGGCACAGACGCTGCTGCTCACCTATCTGCCGACGGTGCTCGATCGCGCGGCGCCGGAGTTGAAGCGCGCCAACATGCCGCTGGGCTGGGCGTATCCCGCCTTCGACGTGCTGCAGCTGGAGGATTACGACTGGGTGACGGAGGGCGATGCCGCCGCGACCGCGCGGGGCGTCGCCGCGGCGGAGGCGCGATTGGGCTATCCGCGTGACCGGCAGCATTATCTGTCTGGCTTCGTGCTGCGCCCCGACCAGGCGGCGCAATGGGCGCTGATCGAAACCGCGGGACAGGTGGCGCGGACGCGCGGCGTCGCGTCGGTGGTGCTGTGGGCGCTGCCGCAGGTGATGCGCGATGGCTTCGTCCGCTTCGAAGGAGAGGCAGATATGCAGGACTATGACGACGTGCTGTTTCCGCTGGCGCTGGGACGCGAGGCGGAGGTGGCGCCGGCCTTTTCCACCGCGATCCTGACCGCGGCGGGCGGCGCGGAGCAGCGCAGCGCGGGCTGGGCGGAGGCGCGGACGAGCTACGACGTCGGGCCGGGCATACGGTCCGAGGCCGACATCGCGACGCTGCTTGCCTTCTTCCGCGCGCGGATGGGGCCGGCGCGCGCCTTCCGGCTGCGCGATCCGTTCGATGCGAGCGGCGTGGACGAGGTGATCGGGACGGGCGACGGCACGACGCGGCGGTTCGAGCTGGTTCGCCATTATGGCGCGGCGACGCGGCGGATCGTCCGGCCGGTGACGGGCAGCGTGCGGATCAGCGTGGATGGCACGGCGACGCAGGGCTTCAGCGTCGAGGCCGATGGCGTGGTGGTGCTCGACACGGCGCCGGCCAAGGGCGCGGTGGTGCGGGCGAGCTTCACCTTCGACGTGATGGTGCGCTTTGCCGAGGATCGGTTGCGGGTGGCGCGATCGACCTTCCTGGCGGGGGAGGCAGTGTCGGTGCCGCTGATCGAGGTGCGCGGGTGAGCGCGCTGTCGTGCATCGCGCTGTGCTGGCGGGTGGAGCGACGCGACGGGGTCGCGATCGGGCTGACGACGCATGATCGCGATGTGACCGTCGACGGTCTGATCCACCGCGCGGCGCCGGGCATGGTGCCGTCCGCGATCGAGCGCTCCGATGGGCTGGAGGCGGACACGATGGATATCGGCGGGGCGCTGACCAGCGCGGCGATCGGCGAGGCGGATCTGCTCGCCGGGCGCTGGGACGGGGCGCGGGTGCGGGTGTTCGCGGTCGACTGGGAGACGGGCGCGCGGCTGGCCGAGCTGGGCGAGGGGCGCATCGGCGCGGTCGAGCTGACCGACCATGGCTTTACCGCGGAGCTGGCGGGCGTCAGCGCGGCGCTGGCGCGCGCGGTGGTGGAGGAAACGTCCGCCGAATGCCGCGCGGATCTGGGCGATGCTCGCTGCCGCGTCGCCATGGCGGGGCGGCGGCGGTTCGCGCGGGTGGTGTCGACGGTCGAGCGGGTGGTGACGCTGGACGCGGGCGAGCCGGTGGCGGGGGCCTATGCAGGCGGCGTGCTGCGCTGGTTCGGCGGCGGCAATGCGGGGCTGTCGCAGGGTATCGATGCGTCGGACGGCGCGACGGTGACGCTGCGCGCGGCGCCCGCTTTTGCTGTGGCGGCGGGGACGTTGGTCGAGGTGAGCGACGGGTGCGACAAGAGCTTCTCCACCTGTGTCGCGCGGTTCGGCAATGGTGCGAACTTTCGCGGCGAGCCGCATCTGCCGGGGATCGACCTGCTGACGCGCTATCCCGGTGGATGAGGACGCGGCGGATGCGGTTGCGGCCGCGGCGCTGGCCTTGGTCGGGGCTAGGTTCCGGTTGCACGGGCGGGATGCTTTGCATGGGCTCGATTGCATCGGGGTGATCGCGGCGGCGCTGCGGGCGGCGGGCTGGGAGGGGGAGGTGCCGAGCGGCTATCCCCTGCGCGGCGGCGATCCGGCGGTGGTAGCGGCGGGCTTCGATGCGATGCTGGCGCGGGGTGACGGAAGGCGAGCGGGCGATGTGCTGCTGTTCGCGGTGGGGCCGGGGCAGATTCATGGCGCGGTGAAGACGGCGGCGGGTTTCGTCCATGCCGATGCGGGATTGCGCCGTGTGGTCGAGCGACCGGGGGCGGCGGAGTGGCCGCTGATCGGGGCATGGCGCTATATCAACGGAGGGGCGGATGGCGACGCTGGTGCTGACGACGGTCGGGCGGGCGATCGGCGGACCGATCGGGGGTGCGCTGGGTGCGCTGGCGGGGCAGGCGATCGACGGGCGGTTGTTCCGCGGCGCGACGCGCGAGGGGCCGCGGCTGAGCGACCTGTCGGTGCAGACGTCGAGCTATGGCACGCCGATCCCGAAATTGTTCGGCACGATCCGGGTGGCGGGGACGGTGATCTGGTCGACCGACCTGATCGAGACGCGCACGACCAGCCGCGGCGGCAAGGGCCAGCCGGGGACCAACACCTATAGTTATAGCGTGTCCTTCGCCGTGGCGCTGTCGGCGCGACCGATCCGCAGCGTGCGGCGGATCTGGGCGGAGGGCAAGCTGCTGCGCGGCGCGGCGGGCGACTGGAAGAGCGTGACGGGGTTCCGTCTGCACACCGGGGCGGAGGATCAGGTGGTCGATCCGCTGATCGCTTCGGCCCTGGGGACGGTGCCGGCGTATCGTGGCATCGCCTATGCGGTGTTCGAGGGGATGCAGCTGGCCGATTACGGCAACCGCATCCCGTCGCTGACCTTCGAGGTGGAGGCCGATGCGGCGCCGGTGGCGAGCGGGGCGGTGGCGGCAGCGCTGGCGCCGGAGGTGCGTGGCGGCGGCGGGGTGATGCTGGGTGGCTTTGCCGCGTCGGGCGCGAGCGTGCGCGGCGTGCTGGAGACGCTGACGACGATCGATGGCGGCTGGTGGCGGGCCGAGGGCGCGACGCTGGTGCGGAGCGATGCCGGCGGGGCGGCGGTGGCGATCGCCGATACCGGCAAGGAGCGCAGGCGCAGCGTCGCGGCGGCGGGCGGAACCGCGCGAGAGGTGGCGGTGGCGCATCATGACCCGGCGCGGGACTATCAGATCGGCGTGCAGCGCGTGCGGCGGCCGGGGGCGGGCCAGGCGGTCGATCGCGTCGATCTGCCGGCGGTGCTAGACGCGAGTGAGGCGAAGCGCGTGGCGGCGGCGCTGCTGGCGCGGAGCGAGAGCGAGCGGACGCAGCGGCGGGTGACGCTGGGGCGCGAAGGGCTGGGGATTGCGCCGGGTGCGATCGTGACGATCGCCGGAGAGGCGGGGCGGTGGCGCGTGGCGCAGGCAACGATGGCGGGGCTGGCGACGACGCTGGACCTGGTGCCGCTCGCGCCGGCCGCGCTGTCGATGCGGGCGAGCAGCGGGACGGTCGCGGCGGCGGCGGACATGCGCATAGGCCGGACGCTGCTGGTCGCCGCGGAATGGCCGGGGCTGGAGGATACGCCGCTAAGCCAGCCGCGGGTGTCGGTTTTGGCTTGTGGTGAGGGGGCGGGGTGGCGACAGGCTGCGCTGCTCTACAGCCTCGACGATGGCGCCAGCTGGATGGGTACGGGCGGGACGGCGGCGCCGGCGACGATCGGGGTGATCGAGGGGGTGCCGGAGGTGGCGTCTCCCTGGCTGATCGATTCGCGCAGCCGGCTGATCGTGCGGCTGATGCGGGCGGACATGGTGCTCGGCGATGCCGACGCGACGCGGCTGGCGCAGGGTGGCAACCTTGCGCTGGTCGGCGACGAATTGATCCGGTTCGCGGTTGCCGAGCCGATGGGTGCGGGGCGCTGGGCGTTGACCGGGCTGCGACGGGGCGTGCTGGGAACCGAGGCGGCGATCGGTACGCAGCGGCCGGGCGATCGCTTTGCGCTGATCGAACGCGATGCGGTGGCGACGATCGACCTGCCGGTGACGGCGATCGGGCGGCGCGTGCGGCTGATGGCCAGCGGGGTGGGCGATGCCGCCGCGCCCGCCACCGCCGCGGTGATCGTGACCGGCGCGTCCGTGGCGCCGCCATCGCCGGTGCATCTGGGGCTGCAGCGCGATGCGGACGGCGGGCGGCGGCTGGGCTGGATCCGGCGCAGTCGCGCGGGATGGACCTGGCGCGATGGGCTCGACGCGGCCGTGGGGGAAGAGAGCGAACGCTATCGCGTGACGATCGCGCGGCCGGATGGCGGCGTGCGCAGCGTCGAGACGACGGCGCCAACGCTGTCGATCGAGGCAGGCGATGCCGGTGCCGTCGTCACCGTCGTGCAACAGGGAACGCTCGCGGTCTCGTCGCCGGCGCACCTGACATTTTCCGATCTGGGAGCTTGATCGATGAACAGTCTGACGACGTCGCGATTCGCCCTGCCGCTGCTCGCGGCGGGGCAGGCGGACAAGGAGCTGACGCATAATGAGGCGCTGACGCGGATCGATATGCTGTTGCATCCGGTGGTGCAGGCGGTCGGGCTGTCGGTTCCGCCGACGACGCCCGGTGTCGGGCAATGCTGGGTCGTTGGGGTTAATCCGACCGGCGCGTGGGTGGCCCAAGCCAATCGACTGGCAGGCTGGAGCGAGGGGGGATGGCGCTTCGTCGACCCACGCGAGAACCTGATCGTATGGGACGTTTCGCAAGCGATACCAATCGCTTATCGGGGAGGGCTGTGGCAAGAAAGTGACGTCCGCGGGGCGCGCCTGACGGTGGGCGGGCAGCAGGTCGTCGGCAGCCGCAAGGGCGCGATCGCCGACCCGCAGGGCGGAGGCACGATCGACGATGTCGCCCGCTCCACCCTGGTCGCGATCCTTGCCGCGCTGCGCGGCCATGGCCTGATCGGCACCGGCTGA